TGTAAAGTACGCAAATGGATTGGTAGATTTTTCTGGGTTAAAATTATGAATGTAAGTCAGACAGTTTTCAATACCATCACCGACCATTTCTTCTCGATACGAGTATCCGATAAAGTTAGGTCGTGTTGACAACCGCTGTGCGATCAGCATGATGCACTTACCCACATATTCTGGAATCGGAGGCCGAGGATCGCCGTTCTTCTTGGCTTCTTGACACGAGTTCCAAAACTTGACCATCTCGGTATAAAACAACTTGTTGTCGATATAGTGGGTAGTCGGTTTCTTTTTAATCATCATTTAGACTTTCTCAATTTACTGTACTTTTCCCTACGAGTCTTCGTGTTAGAAGAGATTTCAATCTACTATCCATCTCATCCATACTCTCGAGGGTTTGCTTTAGAATGACATCATTGTCACGTTTAGCCGTGAATTCGACGAGTCGACCATAATACTCTTCCATCCTATCTGAAGGATTATAGTTATACAATACAACATTTTTCTTTATATGTACACAGTTATCTTTCGAAAATGCTAACAAATAATCCATACGAACACCAGAACCTTGATCTGAGTCGTCGACAATTTCCATGAGGAATGGATGTGTAATAATATATTCGTCTTCGTTTTCTTCAACCTCTCCGATAAGAGTATCGCAGCTGATGAGATGCATTACTTTCAACATAATTAAACCTTCACATTGTAAATTTCGTAGTCAAACTGCTCAGCATCATAGATCTTCGTTCTTTCGAGAAAGTGTCTGAGCGTAAAGTTTTGATGGGATTTATAGGAGAGATCGTCGACGATATCATACAAGACTGCATGCTCTTTCGATTCATGCTGACGAAGCATACGACCAATTGACTGAAGAACCTTGATCTTCGACTTCGATGGAGAAGCTGCGATCATATGATGTAGTCGATTGATACTCACTCCAGTCGATGTCGTTCCTAGAGAAGCGAGGAGGATGGCGTTTTCTTCTTCTTCGATAGCCTTTCGTATAGACTCTCGCATATCACCACTAACAGAACCATCGATGTAAAAAACATTATGATTAGTACTTCTTGTGATGAGATCATAGAGTGTTTTACCATGATCGACAATTCGAAAGAAAACAAGCTTATTACCTTTTAAAGAGAGTCCGAGATTGCGGATGAATTTATTCCGAGCTTCACTGCCAATGAGGAAATCGATTTCTTCTTGATATGTTTTTCCTTTGAGCTCTTTGCTTGTCTGTTCATCATACTTAAGGACGATACACTTGATCTTGAGTTTGGATACGTATCCTTGATCCATAAGCTCTTTTGTGGTAACTGCTTTGTACTTTGGACCGAAGAGACCTTCGATTGTTGTTTCATTAAGAGGTGTACCATCGAGCGTGCCGGTAGTACCAAAACGATACTTACAATCAGTAAGACTGCTAAGAATTTGTATAAGCGAAGTCGCTTTTGCTCCATGGGCTTCATCTCCGAATACGACTCCAAATTGTTGATACCAAGGTTTTGGCATCTTGTTCTTACCATTATTGAGTGACTGCCATGTGGTAATGACCATATCGCATTCAATATTATTCGACTTACTCAAACCTTGAGTGGACATATGAACATCGCCAGTATAACCATAATCTCGAAAGTCACTCTCCATCTGATTCACGAGGCCGATGGTGGGAACGATGATCAAAGCCTTATGCTTCTGATACCATCTCATCAGAATATAGATCATCAAAGATTTACCAGAAGAAGTCGGCGATACCAATGTTCTTCGATTGGATCGAATGCACTTTAAGATCGAATCAAACTGATAATCTCTGATGGCATATTTTTCAGGAATTCCAAGAGTATTTATGAACTCTCTTAGTTCATGCTCAGATACGCCGTCATAATATAATTCTTCGTCAAACGAAAACGTATAGTTTCGAGCATCGCAAAATTTCTTGATATGCCTTGCTAAACCCGAGTATACATATCCAGTCAGATTGTTAATGAGACGAATCTTGCCGTCCCACATTCTCGTTCGATACTTTGGATGGAACTTATAGTTCTCTGCATAGAACGTGAACTCGTCTGCCAATTCCATGATAGTCGATGGTTCTGCCTCCACTTTGACGTGGACATTATTGATAAATTTAAGATGCACTGAGCTCATTAAATACCTACTTTAAATCGCTCCCACTCGATCGCAGCCTTGATATTAAAACCACGGGCAGTGAGAGACTTGATGATGGATTCAAGGAGATCGATCTTCTCATGCTGAATACCCAGCTTGAGCGATAGATTCACCATATCCTTGTCTGCTTCTATATAGTTATTCACCTCAGATTTCAGTATTTTGCCCTGTGGTGGCAAGCGCCAGCCTTTTTCATGGGACTCTTCTGTCGGTCCGAGAGTGTAGAACTCCAGCTTCTCGAGCTTCAGTTGCTTGAGTTCTGCCTCTTGCTTACGAAGCAGCAGACGCTCATGCGTAAAGATCTTGAAATACTTATGATGGAGCTTTGGAATATTGAGCGCTTCGTCGCCGAGCTCAGAGCGATTAATCTGGGAATCCTTTTCCCATTCTGCATAAATGTCATCAATTTTCATAACAAATCCTATAATTTAGTAATATCATACCTTAGATATTTAAACTCTACACTACATTCTATATAATTGACACTGGTATCTGTACTATTAAACTCAATATCTCCGAGACTGGTTGGAAACGCGTCATAAAAAGTTATCATAATATTCGAGTTCATACTGCTATTCATGATCTGTAAGTTCAGATCTGAGTAGAGTGTTCCTGTAGATCCAGCCTGAGAATTCTGTACAGCTTTATAAGCATCAAAACTAACAGGAGATGCCAGAGCCACCATCCAGTTATAGATCTCAAGATAATCTGTCATATCTTCGTTCAGACGAAACGTAATATCGAGAGGACTATAAGTAAGTTTGCCAGTGACTGGAATCGGCACGAACGGAGTAGGACTCTCGCCGTTACTCATCTGCACACCAGGAAAACGAATGTTCTGTACATTGTAACCGAGCGCAGGTGCTCGCGCCAAAGTAAACTTGTAGCCTAAAGGTGACAGAAAGTTTTTGTTAATATTGTTTACAGCAGTCATATCTTTCCTTTGGCCATAAGATCATTATACACACTATTTATATATTGTACATGCCAAAAAGAAGGGGAGCCTTTCGACTCCCCTTCCAGTTTTTAGGTTGGTTGTTCCAACTCTTATATTACATAAGGTTGTTAACAAGAACGCGACGGTAGTACTTGTTCGAATCTTGCTCAAGAACTGCAGTTGTCGAAGCAGCTGTAGTACCCTTAGCGAATGGATTCGGTGCCATTCCGTAACGTGTCTTGAAGCCGATCTTCGGTTGGAATGAACCTGGATCAACTGCACGAACCATTTGTAGTGGAACGTATGGGCAATAGAACAGACCAGCGTCGAACGGATTCGAACCCTTGTAGCCTACTACCAAGAAGTTTGTGCCAGCATATGGATCAATATAGACCTTAATGCGACCGTTGATAACACCAGCAAATGTGTTGCCTGTGTCGTCGATGTTCAGTGACGATGTGTTCATCGCAGGAGCGTAATCAAGAACGCCAGCCATTTGAAGTGCCGAAGCAACGTCAGACGAGCAGATGATTACGTTACCCTTACCGCGACGTGTTTCTTTTGCAATCTTGTTGCATTCACGTTCGATTTGGAACAGAAGGCCCTTGAACTTTTCAACTGACCAACGACCGTTTGAATCGGTGTCGAGGTCGAAGATACCAGCTGTTGTGGTTCCTTCAGTTGCACCCTTTTCAGCAGTGATGATGATCGAACGAACAACTTCACGGTTGATTTCCGCAAGGATTTCACCTGAAAGGATGTTCGAAAGTTCGGCTTCTGCGTCAAGACCGTGAATTGCCTTCAGATCTTGTGCAAGTTCTAGGGTGTATTCTGCCTTCAGAGCGCGTGTCTTAGCAGATACAGTTACCTTCTCGATTGAGAAGCCCATTTCCGGGAAGATGTATGAGCTGTTAGCGCCAAGAAGTTCAGCAGAACCAACAAGAAGACCCATCGTGTAGTTGTAGTATGTGTTACCAGCGTTGTTTGCAGTATCAGGAGCTGTACCAACTGTGTTAGCACCAACTGCAGTTGCTGAAGCAGCACCTGTGTTAGCAGCGTTAAGACCAGCACCGAGACGCGAAGCGTGACCTGTGTTGGCTTCGTTGTAGAATGCTTCTGCAACAGTTGAATCTGTCGAGTTTGCGTATTGTGAACGCATTGCGAAGATAAGACCTGTTGGACCGTTCATTGGCTGAACGCCGCAAACGTCATAAGCGATAAGGTTTGGCATCGAACGACGTACGAGTGAAATCAGTACTGGATCGAAGTTTGCAACCTGGCCGCTGCCTACGGAGTTGACGTGACCGTCACCTTCGCCAAGCATTTGCTGTGAGCTACCTTGGCCAGCAGCCTCGCGAAGCGCACGCTCTGTGTTCTCAAGCACTGTCGCTGTGACAAGGCGCTTGTGAGCATCTGTAATTTCTGGAAGATCCGAGTGCTCGAGCACTGGCTTCCACTTGGTATTTAGTTCCTCAGCTAACATTTTATTCTCCCTTTATCCTTAGGATTTGTTTATTATTTATCAAATTAAAACTTTTTGGTTCTCGAAATCGCGCTGACATAGTTTGCCATTTCACCAACTGCTTTAGGCTTAGTTTCTTCGTTAAGACCTTCTGTTGCTTCTTCCGAAATAACGCCAGTATTAACTTCCTTCTTTTCAGAGAAGTACTTGCCCTTTAGAATGTCGAGCTTCTTTGCATAAGACTCGCTATCTGTGAACTCGATACCTTCTGCAAGTGTGCGAAGCTTTTCTACCTGTGTAGCAGCAAGACCTTCAGACACTTCGTCGAACGTTGCTTCCATTGTAGCTTCGTCGATGACTGACTGTAGTTCTAATTGCGTGTTTATAGACTCGTCGAGCTTTGCTTCTAGCTCTTCGAGTTGTGCCTTCAATTCACCGACTACATCAAGCTTCTCTTCAGGCACTGTGATGTATGATTCAGCAAACAGATTGTAGAGGCCTTCCATGAAG